CAACATCTTCCAGTGCTTTTTTATATCCCATCAACTGATGTTGTTCAGCAGTTATCTCTGCCATCTGTTGAGGAATCTCTGCGAGTCTTGCATCTACCTGTTCTAGTGTTAGTACCATGTTATCTCCTATGAATTAAGCATTTTCCAATGCGGTTACTTTGGCTGATAATTCTTTAATTGCGTTTACAAGAACAGGAACTACTCTTGCATACTGTAATCCCATTCCCAACCCGTTATTTACCGTATCCACAATCAATTCAGTATCTTCGTCAGGCGTACCATCCTCTTTGGTCTGCGAATATCCGTACTGCTGTTCAATAGCCTGTACTTCCTGCCCAATAAATCCCAACTGAATTTCAGCTCTTTTCTTTGAGCCATCAGAAACAACACTTGCGAAATCTTCTTCGGTTATTGGGATTGGATTACCCTCTTCGTCTTTCTCACAATACCAAGACCGCCTATCCCATCTATAAGTAACAGGTCGCATTTGATTGACAAAATCCAATCCGTGAGTGAATGTTTCTATATCGGTCTTATCTCTCTCATCCGATGTATTGATTGTAGATTGAACACAATAGAAATCATCTGTATCATTATTACCCAGAACGAGCTGGTTACTCTGAGTAGATATGGCTACGGGAGATTGACTTGCCACCCCTGCGAACTTACCTATAGCAATATTGTTGCCTCCCGTTGTGATAGCACTTCCCGCTGAATACCCTATACAAGTATTGTTATCACCCGTAGTTACTGCACCTAAAGCACCATCTGCTCCCATAGCTGTATTATTTATCGCCCCGTCCATAGCGGCATCCATACAAGCGTTACCAATCCCAATATTCTTGGTAGTATTTGCATCAACCCAAGTACCACCACCTGCATCTGTGCCTATGAATATATTTGAACCACTCGCCTGAGCAGTGCTACCTGCATCAGTGTCATCCATCGCACCGTAACCGATAGCGATATTTTCGCCTCCAGTCACTGTTGTTAGCATCGCATTTGTACCGATTGCGATATTTTTAGCACCACTTGTAATAGCTTTGGCGGCATTAACTCCAATTGCAATTAGACCACTTGCATCAGCAGTCTGAACCCCCGAACCTGCTGATTCACCAATAATAACTACTGAATCATTAAGTAAAGTCCCAGCACCTGCTCCCATACCAATTATCGTATTACTTGCTCCAGTAGTCAGTGCCGCTCCTGCCGCTTGACCCACTGCCACATTATTACTTCCCGTTGTTATATCTTCTAAGGCAGTATACCCGACAGCAACACAATTATCAGCATCATTCATCGCACCTGTCAGCGTGCTATGCCCGATTGCTGTATTGCCCTGAGAAAGAGTGCCTGTCCAACCTCCACCACCAGAATGTTTCCCAATAAACACATTATTAGTTGCCGCTAATGTAGAAACTCCATCCATCGCATAGTTTCCGATTGCAATGTTATTATCAGAGACATCGGTTGTGCTTAGTGCTGACATCGCTTGATAACCAATAGCCAAATTGTCATCGCCCACAGTCAACGCATCAGCCGCCTCAAATCCGATTGCGGTAGTTCTTGCACCTGTAGTAAGGGCTGCTCCAGCAGATGTACCAATAACCATTGCACCAGATGCCGCTGCTGTTAAAGTCCCAGCGGCCGCTCCACTACCTATTACCACGCAATCGTTAACGGGATTGGTAGTAAAGTTTCCACTCATAGCGTTGTATCCAATCGCTACGTTATCGTCTGATTCGGTGGTACCTCGATATAATGCGTTATAACCTACGGCTACATTATTGACACCAGTAGTTAAAGCACCACCAGCCGCTTCTCCAAAAACAGCATTGTAATTTCCATTAGTAGTCAGAGCATCGCCCGAATCTTTACCAAAAGCAGTGTTTGATGTACCCCCCGGCCCAGCACAGTAAGTCGAACCACCTGAACCTACTGCTAAGATAATGTTATCTCCAGAAGTAACTGTTAGGTCTGTACCATCACCTGAAATATATTCTCCACCAACATCATTAATATATAATTTATTTGTACTAGTAATACGAACACTGTCAGTTGCAAGTGCCAACGCACTATTTGCTCCAACACCATCTTGTATAACTCTTGAATCGGTTGATGTAGCAACCAATCCTGCTGTATTATCTTCTACGTGTAATATCGAATCAAATGTATCCGCTATTGTTGCTCCCGATAAAGTCGCCATAATTTAATCTCCTAAAGTTTCCTTGTTAAAACTCGCAACTTACCGCCCGAAACTATTTGACATGGTTGCGATAAAATCTTTAAACAATCTTTTGCCATTCACGGTGTTCATTCTGCCATGTATCTCTCACAATGTTCCAAAGGTCTCTTGCGAGTCGAGCCGCCTGATGAACAGCTTGTATGATGCCTAATTTTGTACCTAATTGAGGCATGAATTAAGCAGGCCCTAAATATAGAAATGCAGAACCAGAATCAAATGCTACTGTATCCCATCTACCATATATGGTCATACCCTGTGGCATTGTAGTCTGATTGATGGCATCACTGTTAGTACCAGGGCCACCCTGTGCATCTGTAGGCCAAGCCGAATTGGCTGTTGTTGCATCACTAGAATCAAATAAAGTATCTTCTGTGAATTGTATTGCTATTACTTTACTCCCACTTGGGGGTGTATATGTAGCAGTATCTGCTAAAAATGCTACTCCAGACTGTCCTATTGTAATATTATTTGTCTCTACAACTGTATATCTATGTATGTGTGCACCACTTATATCAGCCATAATTTAATCTCCTTGTTTTATGTATGCCTTACTGCCCGAGAATATTGACGTGGGCATATCATTCGCTCGAATAATTTCTCTTTCTTCCTGCCGGTTGCGGCCATGAGAATCCAAATGGTGCGATTTCTCTTACGCCTCCAACCTTATCTCTTCCTGCCTCTTCCTTGACTTTCTTAGTCCAAAGTCCTCTGTATTTGTTAGAGGCTATTAGAGATGCTTCATCTTGTCTATCTTCAAATAGTTTCCAATTAACATAGTTTACCAATGCGATATGAATAGTATCATCAACTGCTGGAACATCTGAAATATTATCAACTGTTTCCGGCTGTGCTGTATATTCTATTAATAGTCCATCAGTCTGACTTTCATCAATAGATTCCCATCTATTTTTAGATGATGTACTCTTTGTAGTAATCAATCCCATCCTATCGCCGACAACATACCATGCTAAAAAATCTTCTGGAAATAAATATGCCATTATCCTTCGTCCACATTTACTAGATCGCTATGGTCTAGCAATCTAGGAATTTTTCTATAAACACTATCTGAATTCTTATAGTAGACATTATATATCTTATCTACTCTCAAATCGGAGTTTCTATCTCCGATATTATAAAATCTTTTGTCTGCAACTGTATCAAGTTTTGCATACTTTCTCGACACCTTGTACGTTCTCAATTCAAGCAAGGCATCATTTATCAATGCTTTAACATAGGTTTCTCCAGCATCTGGATGAACTCTTCTAACTCTTGATAAAATTTCTTTTACTGTCATTGTCCCCTCAAAATTTGTATGCCTTTAGCATATTGACCTGATAGCCAATCATATTGAAGTTTTCTTGACATAGCCATCTCAGGGTCCTCATCTACATTATAATTAGCTGATATTCTTTCCACAGCTTTCATAGCGGCATACAATACTACCAAATACTCAGCTTCGTCTGGGAATACAGCAATAGCACTATCGCCATAAGCTACGGCTGGATACTGAACCTCTGAATACTTTCCTACAGCCGAAGAGCCAGATGGTAAAATATTTAAATTATTACTTTCAATATAATATACTGGATCTGTAGCTGTAGCATAATCCATATCATGTGGATCAGATGCTCTTCCTTTTATATGAGACAATATCATTCTACAGGGTTGATCTATAGTACCATCATTTCTTCTTACGTTAAATACTTTACCTGTATTTAATACAGATGCAGATGATTCGCTCCCTGGTGCTCGTGGGGTAAAAGCAGTAGCTTCAGCGGAACACAAAATAAGAAGATTGGGAGGCATAGCATTAATAACTTCTTTCGCTCCATCAGTCAACCAAGATGTGATAGCGGTAGTATCCGAAGCACCACTCCCAACAGTAGTCTCTACCGTACCCACCATATCTTCTACCTGTACTTGAAATGTTTGTGCCATTATGCTTCAATCACCATAATTTCTAAATCAGATCCCGAGCTACCTGTCTCTGCCTTCGCATATAAAGCGGCTGCCGCTCTGAATAAAGCAACTTCTCCGGGTTTCAATTTTATTGAATATGAACTTGTTAGACCAACTTCTATATAATAAGTTGAATCTAGATTTTTAAGATATACATATCCCCAAGTTGCAACATCACTACCAATAACTATCAGCTCATCACTAGTTCCAATTTCTTGAACCACATGGGTAAAGGAATCTCCAGAAACATCTGCATAAGTAGAATCATGTTTATTTTGTTTGACACCGCTCTTGCTATATTCTAGCTGAGCTTCAATTCTTAATTCGTTAGCCATTATTTCTTCCTCTTTGCCCTTTTGCTTTTCTTGGGCTTCGATTTCTTTTTCTTCTTCTTTGGAGGCCTTCCCACCTTACTCCCGTATGTTCCTTTTCCGTATGGCATAACTATCTCTCCTTAATTTGCTGTGATATTAACCTTGATACCTGCTTTAGTATAAGAAAACTTTTTCTTTCCGACTTTTGGCATTATGCATTTCTCCTAAAGTTTTTAATGTCCTCTTCCATAGATACTGATCTAAATTCTATATCAGTTCTTTTACCTATCTCACTAATCATATAGATATCAGTAGTCCATTTCTTATCTTTTGATTTAGATTTCTCACACTTAGGGCAAGAAGCACCTTTATGATATCCATGTCTATTGCAAATCTTAGCGACTATCAT